TTTCATAATATACTGATTCTAAATCATCATATAGCTTATCATCACCCATTGGAATCTTATCTATAAATTTATCTACGTCTTTTGGAGTTGTAGCAGGATACGGTTTAGCTAATAAATCTACTAACTGTTTTAATTCTTTTTTAGTTTTAGGTATTCTCCATGTTCCTTCTTCTAAAGTTTCTTTTACAACATCTTCACCAAAGTTTGCAAACTCTAAAGCTTTAGCAACTTCTGGATGACTAGCTAATCCACGTTTCATCTTTTCGATATTTTTAATTGCAAAGGTCATAGCACCGCCGTGGTCTAAAGCAAACTCAATAGCTTTTTTTACTTTAGGATCTCGAGCAGCTTTCTTAGCACTTGGGTTCTTTCTGTAATATGTAGAAACCTCTTGGCCGGTTAGCTTACTACCAGACATCTTACTTCTAATTTTTTCTCTTATCTCTTTAAATTTCATTTTGGTTTCCTCCGTTTTAAAACCATATTTCTTTTTTAATATATTCATAGCAGTAGCTATTTTAATTGATTTCCAATCTTTACCATATAGATCTTTAAATGATTTATCTGGTAAATCCTTAGCAATCTTTTCTAATTCCTTTTCTCTTTTAGGAGTTAGTACAAAATCACTCATTACGATTTTCTTCCTGGGCTAAATCCACCTTTTCTAGCTAACTTAGCTTGGTCACTATCAAATTTTTTCCAAACTGGTCCACCAACTAAGAAAGAATTTACTCGAGCTAATCCCCATTGCACTGGAGTTGTTCCTGGTTTGTGACCAACTTTCCATGCAGCGTATCCGCGATCAAATACTTTATTTAATATAGCCATCGAAACTCCAGTTGCTTGTGATTTCTTTTTTAAAGATTTTTGTACACCTGCTTTGTTTTCGACTATATAGTCTTCGAATGTCATACTTTCACCGTACATTTGTTTATACCTCGTTGTAAATTTAGATTTTTTTAATCCTTTTTTTCTAGCTTTTTTATCACCAGGTGCATCTTTATATGCTCTTGGATCATCGTCATCCATTTTTGCTTGCTTGTTAAATTGTGCTCTTCTCTTAGCATCGGTTGAATCATCTTTGTCCCCAGGATTAACTTCAAAGTCTTTTCTTAGTTTATCCCCATGGGTACTTCTTTTCTTTTTCTTTTTCTCATCGTCTTCTTTCTTTATTCCATCATGTTCTTTTTTCATCTTAAGTTTTTTATAAGAAGACATATTCTTTTGACCTGGAGTATTGTCAGCATAGTTTTTTGTTAACTCGTCTGTTCCCCATTCACCGGCATATTCTACAATTGAATCTAACCAACATCTTTTTTTATGTCCATCAAATTCTCCAATAATATAATTAGCTCCACGAATAATAACTTTACCTACCTTTCCGTTTTCTTTTAATCTTATTTTAGAACCAATTCTAAATACTTTTTCTTGAACATAAGCTTCTCTGACTTCCGAAACCTTTTCTAATTCTGTATGTGGTTGGGTTGATTCTGCTCTTAATCCCATACCTTTACGTACTGCATAATATAAGTCAGAAGCTAAATTAGCAACAGATACACCTTTTGCAAAGTCTTGCATTGCACCATCTACCGCTGCTTGTCTAAGTTTAGAAGCAGACATACCTGTAGCTCCTTCAGCATCAGGATCTCTTTCTCCTGCTGATAGAACATTTATTACACCATCGAATTCATAGAATCCGTGTCTACTTTTTACACCATTATATTTGTTTAGTAGAATATCAAATTCTTTTAATCGGTCTGATCCAACAACCATTTGGACTTTATTGAATCCTTGGTCATATAACTTAACACAAATATCTAATGCATTTCTTACATCAGCATCTGCCATAATGTTACGTGCATGCTTCGGAAACATTTTCCTCATGAACTTAACTTTGTCTTTAAATGCTAATGGGTTTTTCTTTTTGTCGACTGACTTAGATGCGTAGATTCGGTAAACGCCGCCGCGTGATAATTTTTTTACTTGGTCGAATAACTTTTCGTGACCAATCGTTGGTGGATTGAATCTTCCAAACGCAAAAGTTACTGGTTTTGTTTCTTCGACTAAATAGTCTTTAAATGATTTCATTTATCCTCGGTTCCATTTAATTGGGATTATCCCAACCTTTTATAATATCTTTGCTAAAGTTGTTAGCAGAAAATTCTAATCTGTCAACAAGCTTAACCGCTCCACCTTCCATACGATCTATAGCAACAAAACCTTCGGGGTTGGTTACTTTAAATCCGGACGTTGTCTTAACAAACGTACCTATTTTATTTAGTTTGTTAAGTTTATTTATAATAATTAATTTACTATCTACAATATAATTTTGTAATTTAAAGACATTTTCTAAGTTTTTTAAGTTATTTTTACTAAAAAACTTTAATAATTCATCTCGTTTACTTATTTGTATGTCTTTACCCTTTTGGGAAGTACGTTTATCTATTTGTTTAGCATATCTATCTTCAACAAATTTTATTAAACCTACTGCATGTTTCTTTTCATTTTTAATTCTTTGACCTTTTCTAACCATAGTATTATTGTAAACATTTATAACTAGGTTAAGTTCTTTATTACCTTCTAATTCTTTTAATACTCCAGAAGATATTTTTTGGAAGAGTTTACCTGCTTCAGATAATAGTTTTGTTACTTTTAAATTGTCTGCTGCAGTAAATGTAGCGTTACCTGATAAGTCATCGAGGTCTGCATTTACCATCCAAACCTTAGAAGATTTTTTTAATTTACCAACTATATCTCCTCCAAACTTAGCTTGCATTGTTTCGAAAGTACCTCCAGAATAACTAGTATGCCAGACAATACCAACATCTGCTTTAGATATTTTCTTTTCTAACTGAGACGCATACGGTACTGCATACACAATTGTGTTTGGATGAAATGTAATAACTTTTTGTCCATTAATAGTTTCACCTTTTAAATCAGACTTATCAAACATAAAGTCACCTTGAATAACACCTTTAATCCCAAGATCTTTTAATCCATCAAAAGCCATAATTAGTTTCTTAGATAAGTCGCCTGAAGTATCAGCTTTTATATCATCGTGATTCTTATATACTTTAGGATCTGCATTAAAGATTCCTTTCTTAGCAACGAAGAAAGAACCGTCTCTGGGATCTTCTCCTGCAAAGACGGCGGGAGCACCGTCCCACTTGACGGTCACATCTACTGGTGATTTAGCATGACCGCTCAGCATATCCCTTAAAGCTCTTAGCGCTAGGATTGCTTGGCGTGCTCCCTTAACTCCTCCATCTAGAACTAAATCCTCAATATGAGTCATATGAGTATTCTTAGCTTCTAGTAATGGTTCGTTATAATTTTTAAAATTTATCATAATCCATATATTCCATTAAGTCTTCTGCGAGTTTAACTCCAGCTGTATAATCTGTAGGATAATGTAGTCCTGCTAATACTCTACCATATCCACATATCTTTGCAGCTTCTAGTAATGTTTGTTTATGTTCAGGATATTTTTTGCCATAATGTAATGCAACAACTAATGGTTGCACAGCATGTCCTGATGGATAAGAAGGAGTAGAAGCTGTTCCTGTCTTAAATCTTCTTAATTCTTTATTGTAATATGATGCCACTTGATAAGGTCTTGGTCTGTTAAAATAATTTTTATAATGTCTTACTATCGGTACACATTGTTCTTCAATATATTCTATCACAGAATTACTAAATTGTAAATTAGTTTTACTTAAATGTTCTTTAATAAAATAAGATGCGTCTTTATCACATTTCTTATATTCTTCTCTATCTTGTTCTGTTGCACCATGACATATAGCAATTAGTTTATCTATTTCAGTTTCTTCTGGAATTGGTTTAGATAATTCTATTTTTTGCCAGCCATCTTTAAATATCTTAATCTTTTTATATTTTACAGGTTTAAGTTTCGATGGAGAATCGTAAATTTCTATATCTTCTTTTAAATATTGCCTAAAATTTTTCATATTACTCCATGATATTCGCAACTAGCAATAGAAAGAACCAATAGAAACCATCCAGTTCCTAAA